CTTGGTAGCGTAGACCTTTTGCCGTTGCGTATAGTTTAAGTTGTCAAAGAACCAGTTTTGGTTAAACGGATTTGGGATCTCTTTAACCACACCGTTATAAAGCAAGAAGCGATCAACGCCACACCAATAATAGATGCCGTCATACTCAATTACTGATTGAGCAGACAAAATCGAGCTTTGCGAACTGATGATGTCGTAACGCCAAAAGGTTGGCGGTGCAAAGTTACCTGTGCCGGCCACACCCAGCGATGTTGGTGCAAAGGACACGCGCACAAGCGAGTCAAGCGACCAGAAAAGTCCTGACGGTGAATTTGAACCGCCTCGAACCGGCAGACCCTGAACAATCTTGCCTGTAGCTACGTTTACTGCGTTAGCTTCAGCAGACACCCAATCGTCCAGATTGCCTGACGCACAGTTGCGGATTAAACCATCATTGCCATACACAAAGACATAAGGGTGCAACGAGACGACACCGCCTGATACCGACACTTCGTTATCAAAGGTCAGTGTCGTATTGGTCAGTGTTGCTGTGGCTGCAGTATCGAGCACCAACGCTGTTAGCTGTACGGAAGCCACACGCGTGCCTGCTGGAATTCCTGGCCCTGTTACTAATTGACCTGCGCCGATGTTTAGATTGGTTGTGGCTAATGTCACTGCTGTTGATGCATTAGTAATGCTAGCAGCTACTTCTGTAAACACGCCTATCGGTCTAAAGTTTGTCCCCGTAAAATCAGCCGCCAGGACCGGCGTATTGATCTCTGAACTGATATTGCTTAAGTCCTGCGAAGGATGTGCTAGAAGCTGGTTTTGACCACTTCCTGAGGCATCTTTGAAGGTATCAAACTGCCAAAGGTTTTCAGCACTTGGCGTAAAGCAACTATCAACCGTGGCCACTTGAAATGAAAAGCCTGAGCCACCGCCAAGACTGGCATTATCAACCGTAAGCTTGTCATAAACCAGATAACCAAACCCGGCACCTGTAATAGTGACGCTGGAAACCGTACCGCCACCGCCTACGACAACAGTTGCTGTGGCACCAGTGCCCGTGCCTGATGTAACGTATTCCACTGGCAAACCGTCATAAGTTCCTGGGGTGTAACCTGATCCTGCAACCAAAACATTCGTTGTCAGAATGCCGCCGCCAAACGTAAAGTCAGTAATGCCTGCGCCAACCCCGTTATTGTTTACAGGAATGACTTGAACGCCATCACTGTAGCCGCTATAAATGTTGTTATAAGTGTTTTGAGGCACTAAATAAATGCCCCGCGAGGGGCCGGCAAGTTGATCGGTGATTTGACGGTAACCGCCAATCTTACGAGGCCTGCCTCGTTGAAACCTTACCCAGCGGCCATCAACATAAAACTCGCGATCAAAGACCGTGCCATCACGTTGAATGCCAGGCTTGGTGTCAAGCGCAAAAACACGCTTGGTCATTAGAACGTGCCCCCACTAACGCCGCCTGTAAAGTTGCCCGTGCCCGTTACGTTGATACCGTTTGCATCCACATCTACAATCTGATTGCCGAGTACCGTAATACCAAAGCGACCTGCGCCAGGTCGATAAACACCTGTATTAGTCTCTGAGCTAAAGTTGAGGCTTGGACTTGCAGCAGATCCATTAACAAGACTAATTGCCGTGCCGCCTGCTTGCGTGGTATTTGCATTTAAAACATTGGTGCCATCACAAAATAAACTAGCCTGTCCTGATGCCGGAACCGTGGCTGTAGCTGCGCCTACAGCACCCGTTGAAATGGTCAGCGTTTCACCGCCTGGTGCTGAGCATTGATTGCTAATGACGTAAAAATTGACAACCGGCGGGATGATGACAGTGACGTTACCTGATAAGGTCCCTGTAAAAATCATCAACGTATTGGATGCCTCACTGGCGGTCAGCGTAACCGTGCCAGTAGTCACTGCTTTGGTTAAGACGCCAAACTCAAATTGGGTACTAACGCCATAACCTACCGTGATAAATGCCGTACCCGTGCAAACAATGAAAGCCGACTCGCCCGGTTGAAATGCTTTGGCTACAGCACCATCAAGCAATTGACTTGATGTGGTATTGATCGTTAAGGTGCCCGTGCCATTATTTTTGAGCAACATAAACCAGTTGTTGCCCAGCGTTGCAGCTAAAGGCAGTGTGGCAGACCCCGCACCGCCACTCCAAATATACGTTTGCGCCCGATCAGTGGTTGCAAAGGTTGCCGCATCGACTAACGAAATAACAGGATGGCTTTGATTGAGCGTAGCGCCACTAGCGACTAATCCTAAACCTGCAAGCGTGCCAGCATCAGCCGATGATGTACCCGTGCCAAAGGCAATATTGCCCCAAGTGCCCGTAGCTGTTGGGTTGGCTGTGATGTAAACGTATTTGGCTTCACCTGCAGCAATTGATACGATGGTATTAGTACCTTCGTAGTCCTTCACAGTAAATGTTGTTGCACCAACATTTCGGATCAAAGCATCTTGGCCAACAGAAGCTTGATTGGCTGGGGGCATGTAAAGCGACAAACCACCGGCAGTGGCTGTCACGTTCATGATCCTGGCAGCAAAATCATCGGTTGCGTTGCCGTTGATGGGCCACTCAAGCTGCGTATTAGCTGAGAGCGTGACAGCCCTAAACGAAACATCCGTAGGCTGTATGACGTTACCTGTAAAGGGTGAGTTATAGCTCATAGTTAACTATCCACAACGACGGCTTGACGATCTGCCACGCGTAGCTTGTTCTCGACTGTCAAGGATTCGAGGATCATGGCAAGCTGCTCGCCGTAGTCTTTGGCCTTGTCATAGTTCTTTAAAAACATAGAAGCCTCAACCAAAGAGCCATAAAGCATGGCTTGCGGCGCGTAGATCGTGAACCAGTTGGTTTGATTGGCAGAGTCTAGCGGCTGAATGCGCTCGTAATAAAGCACTTCAAAGTTATAGGCAGCATCAGGCGTTGGCGCGATTAGCCAGTGCGTGTAATCGTAGTCAGCGTAATACTTGGGCACATCCTCTTGCGCAGGATCAGGCCAATACTCACGCAGGTATTCCATGGTCCTAAGGAAGATGGGAGAACGCCTTCCTGCCACTGTGATGTTCATGGAAACCGTTTTGTGCCAACGTGCTGGCTTATCAATCACGTTAGCGCCTTGAATCATCGCGCTGGTTTGCACGGTCAAGATGCCAAGAATTTTTAAACGCGCTGCAAGTTTTTGCTCAGTCAAGCCAATAAAAGTAGGGATCTTGTCGAGGGTGGCGGTGTCAGTGCGCTCCAGGTACTGAGCGATGTCAGTAACCAGATTGTCGTAAGTCATTACATAGGCGGCTGTCATGTCACCACACCTTTTCTCGGATCGACTTGGGCTGGGGCACAAACTGCTTACCTTGCCTCATGCCCTCGCGTTTTGCTCGTGTCGTGGCTGCGTATTCCGAAGCACTTAGCTTCGCTCGTGCAGCCTTAGGTAAATAGCGCTCACCCGTTGCTTTGGGGCCTTGCGTAGACGGCTTACCAGACCTCGTTCCCCAGTCCTCTTTGGTCCACTTTGAGAGCGAATTATCCGCTTTTTTAGGGCCTTTGTAACCCCCGCCTGAGGCTTTGTATTTCTGGGTGGCTAGCTGTGCCTTGCGGGCGCTCCACTGGCCTGGATTGCCGCCTTTGCCCGAGGCTTTGACTGAGGCAACAATGCGCTTCCACTTAGCTGGATCTGACTTGGTTGCTGAACTCATAGCAGGGCACACTCCGCATCGCGTCGAATGACTAAACCGCGCAGGACCTTACCCCCACCGCGGACCCAAAGCTTTAGCTGCTCCTTGGCACCTTCCCAGTCTTGCTGGTTGATCTTGCGCCTGAGCGTTGAGGTTTGCAATCGGCCCACTCCCAGGTTGTAGCAAAAGTCCACGATGGCATTTAGCTTGCCCCAATCCTTGTTTTGGATGGCCAGGGTTAGCAAGATGGGGCAGAGCCTGATTGCGCCAGGGGCATAGGTATGCACAAGCTCATGCATCAGCAATTGCTCGGCATACTCCCTAGTAATCTCAGGATCGTCCTTAGTGACGCGATCACCGCTCTGGTAATAGGTTGACCCATACCCGATGGTCCAAACGCCTGCAGGGCACAAATAAGGCTTTGCTGAGAACCCTTCAAAGCGCTTGCAAAGCTCTTTGGCTAGATCAAGCTTCACGCAAGACCTCGAGCCTTCAAGGTGCGGTCTAGGAACCAGTAATTGAACGTGCCTGCCACCAGCGCGGCAAAGTCGGGTGACATGATCATCTTGAAGACTTCCTGCACTGGCAAGCCTTCACGCGAGGCGATGATTGCAAACCAGACATGCGAGGCTGACCAGATAGCCAAAATCCAGTAAGTGACAACAGGCCTGACTGAGGCTGATAACGAGGCCACCCAGCCGCCGGCTGCTTTGGCCATTTCAGTCTGTGAATTGATTGCAGCTTCAAATGCTGCCATGACACCTGTGTCGATGGCTTTATCTCGCTCGGCACCAATCTCAGCAAGCTTCATTTCGCCGCGGATCTGCTCGAGTTCACACTGACGGTTAAACATGGAAAGCTCATGCTGCCGCTCGTTCTTGCGGTCCAAGAACTTTAAGACCTCAGGTGCCAGGCGAAACAAGCCACCGAAGATCGTGCCAAACAGACCACCACCAATGATGTCTAGCATCTCTATCCCCTAGCCGTTACGATGTCAGCGCCCTTCTTGACCGTCACTTTGCTGCCTTCAACATCAACTTGCATGGGTGGCTCAGCACGATCAAGCTTATCTAACCGAGTGATGAGATCCTTGATAACCTCAAACTCAGGCTTTTCCTGCTTTGGCGCAGTGCCTGCGATGCCATTCAGCATTTGAATAAGTGCAGTAAGTGAAGCGCCAAGAAGCCCCATAACAGCAGCAATTTTTTCACCCTCAAGGAAAAGTGATGCCCCAACACCAACGAGCACAATCAAGAATATGTAAAGCAGTCCATCTTCGCCAATGGCTTTGCCGGCAACTTCTTTGGCTGAGTCTTGGGCTTTTAGCTCTTCAAGCCTGATCTTGGCTTGCGCCTTCAGGACTGCTAGCTCGTGGGTTTTGTCATCCATCATATCCCCAGCAACTTCTTAACGAACATGGCCGCAACGCCTGGCCCAAGCAAGACGGCAGCAATGGTGATGTAAAGCAAGATCTCAATATGCTTCATGCGACGGCTGCCATCACCAAGGCGCTTTTCGATTTGCTCATAGCGTTGGGCGCAAATTGCTTCATGCACTGATAAGCGCTTATCCAAATCATCACTCATGATGCAAGACCACCCTAGCCATTGGACACCTTCCTTTCTTGCTCAAAGACGTACTGACGAAATTGCTCAAAATTGCCAACAAATTTCTTTGTTCCCAGGTGAGTCAGCGTCATGCGCGGATCAAGGAACACATCAAAGCCAAGCTCTCTGAGTTTTGAAAACACAACCGTATCCTCAGAATGCAATTTGCCATCAACGATGCCGATATTGCAGATCATCCGACGGACCTTGCCTTCATTCTCATACTCATCTGAGTTGTCCCACAAGGCCATGAACGCTTTGCGGCTCATCTTCACAAAGCCCATGCCCAAACCTTCCACCTTGATCAATCCTGACTCTTCAGCCTCAAGATTTTGAGTTTTGAGCACATACATTTCAAACTCGTCAGTCTTCTTGCGGTAGGTGCCACCAATAACGTCTTGCTCTTGCAGCAGCAATTCCATGATCCACATCGGGTTCCACTCAAGGTCCGAGTCAATCCAAATGATGTCATCGTAGCCACCCTCTACCGCCAGCCCAAACAAGTCGTTCCTTGCCCGTTGAATCAGTGCGTCATAGGACAGGAACACAGGATGCAAGAAGATGTTGTTAGCCTGCGCTATCCGAATGGAATTGACCAATGAGGTCGTGTACCAAACATCAAGCCGACCATCTAGGGATGGGGTAGCGATTAAGACTTTGCGGACTTCATTCATTGGACTTTCTCGTAGGATGCCTTGCGATTTTTGGGGCCTACCTCAATCAATCGATAGCCATGCAAGTAAAGAGCTTTTTCAATCATTTGATGTTGGTAGGTTTGAATATCATCAAACACAAACACGCTTCCGATGCGGCTGCGTGGCAGGAAAAACAGCACTTCATTGAGAATGCTTAGTGTGTCATGGGGGCCATCAAAAAACACCAGTGCGTAGTGATTAAGGATCTGCTTGCCACCGTCATAAACAGGCACACCATCATGGAACCGGCCCATGAATTCAGTATCCTCAAGATTGAAAAACACGATGTTCACGTTCTTGCTGGCAGCATAGGTGTAGATCTGTGGCAAGGACTCATGCTTCATCGCATTGGTATAGTCATAGCGCACATTCATTTGATTATCAGCACCGTTGTAACCAATGTCACCGTAAGGATCAATGCACACTATGTGCTTTCGGGTGCCTTCAAGACCGTCCATGATGTATTTGAGGCTTCCACCACGGCGTGTGCCGATCTCACACACTAAGCCTGAAACATCCCTTACCCTCTCGGCTGCGCGTTGTAGCACCTCATAGTCAAAACTATCACCTTCCATCACGCAGCCTTCCTGTAGCGTTCAATGAGTTGCGTCCACTGGGGTCGTGCTTCCCATGTCCAGTGCTTACAATAGAAGTTTATTTGATCTTGATCCATTTGCCACGCATCAACTGCATCATCAAGGGCTTGTGCATAACGTCTTACAAATTCCTGCTGCTCACCCAGTGGGACGTAATCAGCCCATACCGAGCAAGTCTCAGGCAATGCACCAAAGTTTGTGGTGACTACCTTTAACCCGTAAGACAGGGCTTCAATGGCTGCTAGGCAGGACGTTTCCTCAAAGATGCTGGGATA